TAGTGTCCTCTCTGTTGACATTGAAACAGCTGGAAACCAAATTACATGTATTGGCTTCGCTCCAACCCCACGAGTGGCGCTTGTTGTTCCCTTCATGGACGGAAGACGAGTGGGTAAGAACTTCTGGGGAGATATCAGTGACGAGCAGAAGGCTTGGGCGTTTGTCAAAGATATTCTCTCGGACAAGTCGATATCCAAGACCTTCCAAAATGGCTTATACGATATCGCCTTTATCTGGCGAGCCACAGGAATGAAGACTTACGGAGCAGAACACGACACTATGCTCTTACACCATGCTCTACAACCCGAAAGTTTGAAGTCTCTTGGGTTCTTAGGAAGTATATACACCGACGAGGGCAACTGGAAACAAATGAAGCGTGTGACCACTATAAAACGGGATGATTAGGATGAAATGCGAAGTCGAAGATTGCAGCAACTGGGCTCACGGCTATCAAACCGTTTGCCTAAAACACTATAAACAGAGATGGTATCTCAATCGTGCTGGACGAACCAAATTAACGATACGTACTTCAAAAGGAAGGTGGATACACCGCAAAAACGGTTACGTAATGATAAAGATTAATGGAGTACTTGTATACGAGCATCGAGTACTTGCAGAGAAAGCTTTAGGCAAACCTCTTCCAAAAGGCGCTGTCGTTCATCACATGGGAACGCCAGACGATAACGGGCCATTCAAGCTCGTAATTTGTCCTAGCCAAGAATACCACATGCTCCTTCACCGTAGGATGGGTCATGCGAATAATCAATACGGCTGAAATAGAGCCAGAAGGGATTATTCCCTGGCAACGTGACCAAATATATAACGGCCTGGATTGCTGCGTCACTGCCGAAGTCCTAGATCACCTTCTACCCCAATAGACTTAACAAGGCCACTGGTTTCCATCAGTATCATACCTTGGCCACCTACAATTTTAGCAGGGCACTTCAAGGCCCGGCCTTAGAGATGCGCCTGCGTGGAGTGAAGATTGACAAATTCCGGAAGGCGGAGGTTATAGAACAGTATTACCGTAGTATAGACCTTCTAGAACGGAACCTGGAACGTATAGTCCTCGATGGAATAGGAATGGACCACTTTAACTGGAGGAGCAACGACAACCTCAAGGAGTTGTTCTATGACAAGCTTAGAATTCCACCTATCATCAAACAAGGAAGACCAACTGTTAACCGTGACGCTCTCGAAAGGCTGGAGTCTTACCTCATTGCAAAACCAGTTGTTACCCACATTAAAGCAATGCGAGACTTGGGAAAGAAGATATCCATGCTCAAGACTGAGATTGACCCTGACGGTAGGATGCGAACCTCTTATAATATCGCCGGAACTACAACAGGTAGATTTAGCTCTTCATTTAGCGAGTTCGGAACTGGTACTAATCTCCAAAACATTGAAGAGAGCTTGCGTTCTGTCTTCATTGCGGATCCTCGGATGAAGATGGCATACTTAGATGCAGCACAAGGAGAGTCACGTGTCGTCGGAGCAATTGAGTGGAACCTATTCGAAGACGGCAGGTATCTGGATGCATGTGAGTCAGGAGACCTCCACACCAATGTCGCCAAGTTATGCTGGCCTGGTTTGGATTGGCCCGGTGATCCAGACGGCGATCACGAGCTTGCAGAGCGGCCGTATTATAGACATTACTCTCGACGATTTATGTGTAAGAAGATTGGTCATGGAACTAATTACGGAGGCAAGCCACGAACGCTCTCCGATCAAGCTAAGGTTGATGTTAGAGTGATTGAAGAGTTTCAACCAGCGTACTTCAAAGCCTTTCCAGCACATAGGAGGTGGCATGGTCATGTTGAACATGAGCTACGTTCTGTTGGGAATATCGTTAATCTTATGGGTCGCAAGCGTTGGTTTTTTGGTCGTCGAGATGATGACGCTACCCTCAGAGAAGCAATTGCCTATGATCCACAAGGTAGCTTGGCCGATATCCTTAATCACGGCCTTTATAATGTATGGCTATGCCGTGATGCTACTGTCTTAATGCAAATCCACGACGCTATTCTAATCCAATACCAGGAAGAAAAGGAAGACGATGTTATACCCAAGGTCTTCGAACAACTAAAGTACCCCATCCAACTTAAGCACAACAGGGAATTTATAATGCCCTACGACTGCAAGGTAGGCTGGAATTGGGGGAAGTATGACGGACAGAAAAATCCTGATGGGCTCAAGGACTATGTCCAGGGTGACAAACGGAAGCGCATTAAGGAAGTGTCACTCTTGGATAGAGAGTTTTATTGAGTTCTCCGAAGGCATAGAGTCAGCGCCGATCTTCCGTAAGTGGGCGGCGATATCTATTATTGGCTCGGTGTTAGAGCAGAAGGTTCATCTATGGACTGATGGGCCGATCTATCCTAATCTGTATGTATTCCTTGTCGGGCACCCAGGGGTAGGGAAGACACGTACCATTATGTCCGCTCGACGGTTCGTTAGTGATCTATCAGACTTCCACATAGCGCCAACGTCAATGACAATGGCTTCGATGGTAGATTGTATGATGGAGAGCAAACGATCGGTGATGATGAATGATGAGATGAAGCCGTTTGACTTTCATTCTATGTCTATCTATGCGGATGAATTGACAGCATTCATGCACGTTTTTGAACCAGAGTTAATAGGAGGGCTGACGACATTCTATGACGTAGTAGTTCCTTATGGTCAGCGCCGTCGTGGGAAGGAAATCAAGATCAAGATCAAGAACCCACAACTCTCCATCCTCTCGGGCACTACCCCTTCTAACCTTCTCAAGTTCATGCCCGAGAGTGCATGGGATCAAGGACTGACCTCACGGATCATTATGGTGTTCTCGGATGAAAGGTTGATGGGAGATATCTTTGCTATCCGGGATCATAACCTACCGCCAGAGATGATGGCGGATATAGCTAAGATACATATGCTTCAAGGGAAGTTTTCTGTCACTGAGGATTATAAGCAGGCGCTGAATAGCTGGAGAACAACAGGGCAACCACCTGTTCCAATACATCCGAAGCTATTACATTACAACACCAGACGATTGGTTCATCTAATTAAGCTATGCATAATCTCTTCCGCTGACAAAGGCGACTCTCTCCTCCTCACCATGGAAGACTTCAACCGCGCAATGTCCTGGTTAATAGAGGCCGAAGCAGCCATGCCTGACATCTTCAAAGCCTCTGGAGTACTTGCGGATGCAAAAGCGATGGACGAAATCTACCACTTCGTACTCGTTGGTGGAGGGGAAAAGGGTTTGTCCGAACATCAGGTTATGAACTTCGCTAAGGAGCGGTTGCCGATCCATAGCTGTCTCAATGTAATCAAGCTGATGGAAACCAGTGGCCTTGTTAAGTCTATTGGGGTGGACAAAGCCACTGGTCTCAGGCGGTTTATAGCGATGCCGAAGCATTAACGCTTTCGCTTCTGCTTACGCTTGGTTACTTTTTTGACGGGGTTGGGACTGGGCCCGTTGGGACAGCGAAGACGAACCATCCAGTAGTAGGCGTCCAGCCGTACATTACCTTCCAACCTGAAATCGGTGGCGTCGGAGGAACGGGAGCAGGGTTTCCCCAACCCCACGGTGGCTCGGCGATCGGGTTCGATGGCATCGGGTCCGTGTTGATTTCCGGAGGAGGCTCTGTAGGCTCCGGAGGATGCGGCCACGCTCCAGTGCCAGGGTTCCAGCCAGCGATAGGAAGGGTGGGACGAGGATCGCCAGGGCCCCAGATAACTAGCGGTGGTGCCGCAGCATCCACTGGCGTAATCGGACTATCACTTTGCGCATAGTAAGCCATTATACTTCTCCTTTGTTAAGTTTCGCAATCTCTCTATCAGCTTCACTAGGGCCACCCAGGACGGTAGCTATAGCCTCGCAGATGTCATCGAACTCGCTGTTGTATACGTTGGCATCAGCAGAGCTATCTACGAAGCAAACCTCAATCAAGATGGATGGCCCGGTAGTCTGATTGAGGAAGAAGAGATCGGTGCGTTTCTTAGGCCCTCGGTCGAGGAAGCCGCAGTCGGCTATCGATCCAGACATGTGATCCGCAAGGGCTGATTGGGTAACGTAGAGACACTCTGTTCCCATCGGTCCGGTTGTTTCTACATAGGCGTTGAAGTGAACGGAGACGTCGAGGTCTCGAGACTGTGCGTTGTGGTAGTTGACGATGCGGTTAAGGTTCTCGTTCTGTGATTGGGAGACATCGTCGTGAAAGGTCTTAACCTTAACGCCTCTTTCCTTTAGCATAGCGGCAACAGCTTCAACGACTCTCCTAGCTTCGTTCACTTCATCCAGTATCCCGCTAGCTCCTCGAACATACTTCCCATGGCCAGAAGATATAACGACGCTCTTGTAAGGCTTCGCCGCTGCCTCTCCTCGATGGGTGAAGGGGAAGATAACCTCTATCTCATCATCAGTCGTTAGGCCAAGGAACTCCATAGCTCCTGGAGATATATCCGCTACTCGATCTGTATCTTGATGCGGCCCCCAATCAGCGGGGTAGAGCTTGAGACTCTTCCCCGTCTTAGGTGCACGGATCAGAGCCATCTCTTCCAACAGCGTTGGCTTTGGGTACTTCTCATAATCCCAACGGCAAGCTACGTAGAACTCATCAGGGTTGAGCCTACGTGCTAGGCCTGTCGTACCCTCTGGTTGGTAGGAGAGGAATAGATGGGGAGCGTCTTCAACGTCGTAGATAAAGGCCAGCCCTTCATCGGGCTTCACCCCTGTATCCTGTGGCCCACCGAACCAACTCACCTTTCCTTTCAAGTTCATCGTCATTGCATGGACTCCCTTGGTTTGTATACCATCGACTTCTGTGTTGGATCATAGCCACCGCCCCTTGGCCCTTGACGGCAATCACGAATGTCGGTAACGAGCTTCTCGATCAGACTAAGCTGCGCCTTATTGCGCTCGGCTGAGTTAGCCACTGCCTCCCCCATAAGATAGACTATAACTCCAAGGAACGCTGCATTGATCAGAAGCACGACCAGGAGCATGGGCGTACCTTTCATAACATCGACAACGCCGCCCGCTACTTTGCCAGCTTCTTCTGTGACGCCCATTTAATGCCTCACTTTCATTGTTCCGTACCTGATACCATGGTACCAATCGTTCCAGCCCCTTGGTTTCTGTACTCCAGTAGCGTAGTCATGAACAAACCTAGCGACCTTACCTTCTTCTGCATTCATCAAGCCAGTAGCAGCACCAAAGGCAGTGATCCCATGCTGGATAGTCATACCCATATGTGCCTTATCAAATGCTTGTGGACCCTTACTAAGGTCTCTAGACACATCAGTAGCTGTCTTTAACGTCGTTGTTATCAACCCTGCCTGAGGGTCCTGCAAGTGAAGCATAGCATGGGCTACATCACGTATGCCAATCCAAGAAGAGGTGAGCCCAAAGGCTAATGCCTTAGCCGACTTCTTACCCCATGACTCCCTCTCCTCATTTGTCATTGGCGTTACTATCTCTTCGACTATAGCCGGGAATAGAACGTAAGAGAATATCATAGCCGCTTGTCCAGGGAGTTGCTTAGCTGCCTCAGCATATTCCCCTTCCTTTACGAGCCCAGCCGTCTCTCTCATTTTCCAGCCAAGCTCAAATTGCCTGTTCCAGATATGTGAGAAGAAGCCGTAAAGTGAAGCAATGTAACTCACAAACCCTCCGGCTCTGGCAATAGCAGGACGGCTGACAACAGCGGTTGAACCATGGGCCCTACGCACAGCACG